CGACGAGGCTAGGCAGATGAGAAGCGCCGTTATGAGCCCCCTCATGGTGAGCCCTCATCCTGAAGCACCATCACTGCTTGATGCCGAAATTGATCGCCAGGCCGGTCGCCGCCACCGTGGTGTCGCTGTTGGCCTGCAGTCCGGTGAGGCAGAAGCCCAACCCGTTGGCGAATACCAGTCCATCGGAAATCGGCATGACGGCGCCGCCGCCGGCATTCGCGGTCCCGAACGGGATCGGCACCTTCCACTTCACGACCGAGGTGCCGCAGGTCGGCGCCACGGCAAGATCGTAAAGCTTCAGCCAATAGATTGCGGCCGTCGTATTGAACAGGCCGAGCACGCGAACCTGCACGGCGCCGGAAACGACCAGGGTCGAATTGGTGGAGGCGAGACTGTCGTACGTGACCGGCGCCGACTGCGCAAACGCGCTGAAGCCCCACGCTGTTGCCAGCGCGGCGAGAAGTAGTCTGAGCATGGGGAACCTCTATTGTGCGTAGGGGTCGTGGTCGACCGGCGTGGTCGAGAAGTGATGGACGCCGCCGGCAATCAATCCGGCAATGCCGTACTTGCGGACGATGTCGATGAGCCGGTCGTTGAAGACGACATAGTTGTGGGTCTGGCCGGCCGCATTGCGCGAGCCCTGGTCGAGGTACTTGATGCCGGGGATGCCGGCCTCGTTCAGTGCTGCACTGACATTCTCGGCCCCCTTCATCCGCTCCATGCTTCTGATGAACTGGCCTGCATCAGGAGCGCCCGTTGCAACGGTTGGCGGCCCCAATTCCATCCCGGTGATGTTCTTGAAGGCAGCGGCGGCACGCGGACCTTGCTGGTACAACGGCTTATCCCAATCCAGGAAGTGCTCGGGGTCGGCGTTGATGTTGACTTCGTACATCTTGCCAGCCGAAACGGGTTTTGCTCCCTTTTCCTGCCAATCCCCCAGAACTTTCGCAGCGGCCTCCAGATCGCTCCGGTTCTTATCAGTCATCGGCCATGCCGGCTCGCCGCCCAGACCTAATTTTCGGTTCAAATCTTGATATGCCTTGGCGTAGGGCGCCGAAGACTGTGTGTAAAATGCATCCTCTAAATGCGCCAACGCGATATCTTCTGGCGACCCAGGTTGGGGTACAGTTTTCTTGCCAGCTATTTCAACTGCGGAATTACTGAGATTGTTTTTATATTGCTCCGCTACCTGCGGATTCTCCGCAAAATACAGCCCATGCCCATAAGCCTGCGCGCCCTCGCCGGTGCCGATCTTCGACATGTCGAACGCCTCGAAGTCGTGCGGCGAGCCGTGATAGGCGCGAATGCCGGCCTTGGGCGTTGTCGATCCGGTAAACCCGCCCAATAGCCCTCCGGCTTGCGACCGCATGGCCGGATCAAGCACGCCAAGCGGATATTGGTCTGCCCGCTGCTGCATGGCCCCCATTTGCTCTAGCCAGCTCGGCTGTCGCTGATACCAGTCCGCGGCACTCTGGCCGAGGTCACCGCCTATGGCCGCCAGGCTGCCCGCCACGTTGCCCTGCGGCCCGGTGCCGTGTGCGCTCTCGAACGGGTCGTGCTCCACAGGCTCCACCGACATCGGCAGCTCGTTGAACGGATCGTGGTCGACCGGGATGAGATCAGGCGGCATTGGCGACCATCAGGTATTTGCCGGGCCGGCGCGGGTCCGGGATGTAGTGCCGGCCGTCCGGGGCCTGGCGAGCCCCAGGGATGGGCGGTGGTCGCTTGGCTGCGCCGGTCGTCATGGGGACGGTGGCGGCGCGCCGCGGCATGGGCGGCGGCCCGGCGGGCGCCTGGGGGCCTTGCGGGGCCTGCTGGCCGGGCGGCGTCGGCTGATCCGGCGTGTTGGCGTCCAGCACGCCCGCCTGCGTGATGCCCATGGCCTGGTGAACGAGCTGGGTGACGTTGGTGTGCGCCTCGGACGCCGCCTTGGCGGCCTGCGCATAGCGGTGAATGGTGCCGGCCTTCTTCTCGTCCACCTCGGCGCCGAGCCGCTGGTTGGTCAACTGCTTGGCCTGCTGCGCCATCGGGTCTTGCTGGCTCATCATCTGCACGAGCTGCTTCTTGATGCTGTCCGCGATCGGCATCATCTGGATCAGGATTTGCGGCGGAATGGTCCCCGGAGGCTGTTGCGCCAGCACCTCGTAGGCGTCCTGCATCAGGTTGGCGTTGTCCGGCCCCTCGTCCAGCACGATCTCGACCTCGATGTCGCCGATCGCATTGATGAAGCCGGGACGGCCGAATTGGTCTTTGCCGAAGCCGTTGATCTGAATCAACTTCTGGGTGTCGTCGGTGCCGACCCGGATGAACCGCTCCTGGTTCCAGGTGCGTTTGACGATATTCCACACGGTACGATAAACACGCAGTTTCCACGCGCGATACGCCAATATAAACGAACCGAGTTCAGCGATGCCGGCCTTCTGAAGGTAATTAATCGCCACCCCTGAATGAAACGTGCTGTCATCCGCTCCGATGGCGTCGGGTCGTATGTTGGCAAACCCATCGATTTCGCTCGTCGCTGTCTGCATGAGTTGCAGTTGGGCCGCCAGGTCGGCCTGCCGATCGTCCGGCATCGGCTTCTCGAAGCCCTTGTTGTATTCTACCCATCCGTCGGGGCGCGAGCTTTCGCGGCGAGCTGTTTCCACATCGTCAACCGAGCCTTTCTGCGCGAAAGTGCGCGTAACGTTCGAGATAAAGAGCGCCTTGGACCGTCGCTGGTTGACTTCGTCTTGCGGGCCTTTGAGGTTGCGGACGAAACCATATCTGTCTCCATCGTGGTCGACCGCGGCAGAGAACATGACATACCGGTTCATCGGCCTGTTGCGCTCGTCGAGGAACGGCGACACGCCCTGATCCAGCAAAATGAAGCTGCAATAGAATGCCCAGTACCATTTGCCTTTGTGCTTGTACCAGTGCTCGATCAGTCGAAGTCTTTGCTCGTTGACATAGACCCACTTGAACTCGCGATCCGAATGCGTCGTGAGATCGAAGCCCGTGTCGACCATGAGGGTTCTAAGCTCTTCCTCCTTGTCGGGGAAAAGCTCGATTGCCGCCTCCACGTCCAACCATTTAGCAATGCCCATATAGCGGGCGTCACTAAAATCAGGCTTGTAAGAACGAGGATCGTAGAAAAAATCATCGCCGAAAATAAAATCACCGCCAATATCCGGGTCGCCATGGTCGCCTTCGATCAGCTTGAGCTCGATCCCGCCGATGCCGTCGATGGCGGCCTGCTTGGTGCATTCGAAGTCGAGATATTTGAAATCCATCCCGTCGAGCGCGGCGCGGATGCATTGCGTGGCGAGCTCGGCGCCGCCGGCATTCTTAGGCGATCGGGGAAAAGCCTTCGGGTCTTGGCGAAGTCGCTGCACAAGCGCTGTGATGCCGTCAACCTTTCGGTTGATCCGGTTGAACGTGATGATCGGCTGCTTGCGCTGCCGGAGGATGCGGATTTCCTCGGCCGTCCAGTGCGCGCCGTGGTAATAGTGGCGCGAGACTTTCTGCTCCTCATATTCCAGCACCTTCGTTGCCAGATAGTCGGTGTATTGTTGCCGCAGTCGCGTGACCGGAAAATAGCCGTCCTCGTCGCCCGAGAAGTCGTATTCGTCGGGTGCCTCGGTGCCCCAGTTGCCGACCGTCCCGGTCTGCGACTTGAAGCCGGGATTATTCTGCGCCGCCCGGCGCCCCATGGTATCGCCGCCGAATTGCCGGCCACCAAGCACGCCGACGCCCGAGAGAATATTGCGCCTCGGGAGCTGATCGCCCGGATTGCTCTGCGATCGTGCCGGGAGGCCGCCGAATGCCATTACCCACCTCTACATTGCCAGGAAGCTATCGGTGACGGGCTCGTTCTCGAACGGCTTGTAGCCGGTCTCTTCCTCGAGGATCGGCGCCTTGGGCTTGCGCCCGCTCGATACCTGGTCGAGGAGCTGCCCCAGCAGCCCCAGCGCGTCCACCTGGTCGTCGTGCTTCCCGGCCGGGAAGCTCAGGAGCTCGGAGCGGAATGCCGCATACCAGGGCGCCGCGGTCGGGACGTGCAGCCCCTGCAGCGCCATGCGGCCGCGGATGGACTGCGCCCGCACCGCCTTATCGCCGCGGGTCGGAAACTGCTCGCGACCGATCCAGGCCTTGCGCTCGATCAGCCTTTGATCGAGGAACGGCCCGATGCCGGACTTGATCTGGCCCTGCTCCTCGGCCCACAGCCAAGGCTTCCATTCCAGCACGAGGTCGCAGACGCCCTCGACCCAGACATCGGACGATGCCTGCTTGCGCCACAGGTCCAGCAGCCACATCTTGCCTTCCGGGTCGACGCCCACGATCACATGCACCGTGTAGTCGCCGCCGTCCGAGGTCACGGCGTAGTCGCTCGCGCCATACACGTTGAGCGTGGCGCGCGCCGGCGCCTTCGTGTACGGCCGCAGCCACTCCTCCTTGAAATAGTCTCCGGTCTCCGGTGTCGGGCGCTGCTGGTAGAGCGCCGACCAGTTGCGCGGGATCTGGGTGGCCTTCTCCCGCGCCAGGAACCTGGCATAGCCGTAGGCGTCGTCCCACAGCCATTCGCCGGGCGCGCGGCCCAGCGGATCGTTCTCCTCGGCCTCGGCCGGCAGCGACAGCACGCTCCAGCGGTCGCCGCTGCCCTTGGCCATCTCCTCGAGCACCCGGCCGGCAAGGTCGTCCTCGTGCCATCTGGTCTGAATGAGCACCACGAAGCCACCGGGGCGCAGCCGCGTCAGCAGGTCCGACTTGTACCACTCCCAGGTTCGCTCCCTCACCGTCTCGGAGTCCGCGTCCTCGCGCGACCGGATCGGGTCGTCGATGATGGCGCCATCGGCGCGGAAGCCGGTGATGCCTGTTCCAACGCCTGCCGCATAGTATTCGCCACCCGACGCAAGCGCCCAGCGTCCCGCTGCTTGGCTGTCTTGCGAAAGAACCGCCGCCAGCGTCGGGCCATGCTCGGCGATCAGATTGCGGACCT